TTCTTGAGGTAAAAGCTGCTCCCCAAGGAAACGCCCTCACTTGTCTCGGCAATGTTACCTTCTTCAATAGTCCAAAGATTTAAACCTCTATTCTGCCACTCCAGAGTAAGCAGGTTCAAACTTCTGCGGGCAGTTCTGAGGTCGTATCCAGAGCGAAGTTCAAGGCCTACCCTTTCGTAAGCCTCCTCGATGATTTCACCCATATCTGGATTAAAATCATATGTAGAGCTAATCGCCATTTTTTTCTCCAGAAACCGCTTTTAAAATATTTTGAGTAGATTCTCGCTGCTCCACTCTCAAACTTCTTATGTCGCTACGAACCTCTTCTAACATCATTGAATTGTGCTGAACCGTAACGCCCATTCTCGCAACACCAATTTCAATTTCAGAAACTCTTTCGGAAGAAGCTGATCCGGGGTGAGCGCGCTCGCCAGCGTGCGTCACCGACAAAAGAAAAAGGCCGCCGAGAGCGGCAGCCACGATTGAGATAACAGACCAGAATGCTGTGTGAGAAACCCGATCCATCACCCGCCCTCGTAGAAAACGCTAATCATAATTTCATTGGGATCAGGTCCCAATGTCAAATCTCCAGTAACTGATTTAGAATATATGCCGTCTGTAAAAAGTATTCTTGCATTACCGAATTCGTAATAATATGGCATTACGGACTGTCCAAAATTCGAACCTAACGGAGGACAAAGACCAAACAGCACATCGCCAGAGGCAGAGCCGTTGGAAAGTTCTATCTTCATTTTGTCAAAATCAAATTCTGCAACCCTTGGATTAAGTCCATTGGGATCCGCAATGGCAAGTTGAATTGCGGCAAGTCTGCACCTTCCTGGGGCAATAAGGCTTCCTGAAGACAAATTTAATTTGCTTACGTTTTTAATCATGACGTAGTAGAAGCTCCGCTTACAACAAGAGATATCCCATAGGAACCATTGTAGAGATTAACGTAAATACCATTTTCAAAAAGAATTCCAGAGCTTGGAATATCTATCATAACGTCACCACCGTATTCATTACTATTAGAATACCCATTCAAAGTATCAACATACTTCATAGCCACATCGCCGCTATCAGTAATGCCATCCTTAAGGGTAATAATCTTGTTATTTGAAGCAGTTGAGCTTGTTAACGCATCTTTCTTCGGATTGGAAATTCCGGCGCTAATAACAGAATGAAGAACACATCTGCCGGTTATAGCTAATCCCTTATAGGATCCAAGAGAACCTGGATTTTCAAAATATTTACAGAATAGTCTCAACTTAATTACCCCAAGGAATAGTACAAAATTAAATACATATTATCTAAAGAATAGTTAGAGCTGCTATCCTCATCTATATACAAACCGTTTTCAAATAGAACATACCCGTCATCTTCACCAAACATCATCGCTGAATGAGCGCAATATTGGCCTGAAACTACAAGCGGAAACTCAAAAACCTTAACCGCAGGATTAGACTTTGCAGTACCTTCTTTGTTTGTTTCAAAAAGCTGAACCAAACTAGCCGACCTAAGACCAGAATTATCGGAAAGAACTCTAGGCCCAACCCCAATACCGTAAAGATGAACCCTGCCCTTAATGAGCCTATCAGCATCAGCGGTAGGGGTAGTGTGTGTAGTTATTGCAAAATATTTAGAAGATAAATCTGACAAATAACTCAAATTAACCACCTGTGTAAATGATAGTTATACAACCAAACCAATGTTGTGCTGTTTCACTCCCATTCCCAGATTTAACAAATAAACCATCTGGAAACAAAAGTCCGTCATCTGGAAACGTCAAGCATGGGACGCTTGGCGCAAATTGCGATATCTCATCCCAGTGGGAATAGAGCAGATCACCAGTGTCGTCAGAGCCACTATACATGGAAATGACTCTTCGATCTCCATTAGTATTGGGAGAAGCTCTGGTATAAAAAAGCGAACAGACCCTAATCCTGCCGGGAATTGAAAGATTCGGAGAAGAACCAGTACTGAGCGTTAGCTCTTGGAATTTGCATTTTGCATCAAAAACATCCATTTGATTACCCAGCCGCCTTCGGGCCTTGCCAGATAACCGTAAGATTTTCAAAGTAATTATTTTTGTCGAAGGTAATCCCGTCAGGAAACAGTATACCGTTGGACGGAATTATGAATTTCTGCGTTTCGGCAGAGTAACCGTCGCTCTCCCGACGATGTGCAGAAATTTCAAACAAGACATCAGATGAGCTTCCATTTTTAAACTGAACTCTGCGGTCAGCACCAGAGTTGCTAGATGGAGTAACCACCACCCCCTTCAACCTAGACCTAGTAGTCGTAACATTCTCAGTACCAGAGGCAGCTTTTTCATATGTTTTTGTAGTTAAACCTGTAGATACCAATGGTTACTTCCTTTTTAAGAAGGTGGACCCAAAAGGGCACCCGAAGGTGCCCCCAGTGGATTATTTATGAAGTTGCAAACGGTGTAACAAGAGTGCTTGAACCGAGAGTAACTCCAGAAACTCTATACTTAGCCGTTGCCATTGCTTCAATTTCAATATAAGAACCTTCAAGTCCACCCTTGGTTGTTCCATTTAGGTCAATCGCATCAAAACTGTCTGCAACAATGGCATGAAACCACTTGCTTGTAGTCGCATTGTGATGAACAACTCCAATGTATCCAAGATACTTATCAGTACCATCCGTATTGATATTCACACCTGTCGATGGAGTCACGATAAAGAAACGAAATATCGCCCCGATGTTACAAAGCTGACCAGGGTCGGTGACATCGCTTGGCACCGTGCCGACTATGCTGGGCAATGTGAAGGTATGGTCAGCGTCGTTCACGGTCAGAATTCGGCCACCATGCGCTGCGACGGTCAGTGCCGTACTAGCCACCGTCCCATCAAAGTCTACGAATGTTCCATAACCAGCAGGATTAAACCCCGCCAAGGATCGTACCGGTCCACTAAAAGTTGTTTTACCCATTTTGTATTACCTCGATGTACGCATCTACCTCGTCAGTCCGCGCACTGTCTGATTAAGTCTGACGAGTTTGGTTTACCACTTTGCCTTATCTGCCCAATAGGCAGCAGACATTTTCCCCTTGGCAATATTTTTGCCATGACGAGCCTTGAACGATTTGCGCTTGGCCTTCATGCGGTCGGACTCACCCTTCTTGGGCTTGCCTGCCGTGCTGGCTCCTTGCTCTCCAAATCGAATTAACTTTACTGTTTCGCCTTCTTTGGCAAGAACGGCGTGGGACTTCTTGGCATGAGAAGAAGTTCTCTTGGGCTTGTTGTATCCAGAAAATTTTTCACCACGATATTCAATCGCCATTAAGAAACCTTTTTATTGACGGCAAGTAGTGCCTAGGTAAGACATTGCATCTGCAATCAAAGATCCTACGTCATTTAGACCCACAACATTATCTTTATCCATGTCATAAGCACACGCCCTGCTTTCCCTGCAAATATGAGGCATCGACCACATAACTCTAGACAAAGCAACTAGCCTTGGAATTTCACCTTCGAAACACCTATCGATTGAATCTTCATCCAAAACATAAGGTCCATATATAGGGTCACCTAAAACTTGATATCCTGAAATCCAAAGCTTGTTGGGCTCTTCATCGCTGAAGCAAAATCTTTCTTCTCCAAATGAAGCATTGCTTAAGAAAAATAAAGAAAAAAGAATTAAAACAATTTTCATTAGAAGAACCCTAATAGGGCCGGGAGTAAAACTCCCGGCCCATAGAGCAACCTAGGTAAGGCTACCACTTCCGAAAATACCAAGATAATCCGAAACGCCGAACGAGTATCGTTCCCGTGCTTTGTAACGAACATTCCCTGTATCAAAGTCCCCGTCCATGCCTGTCTGCAACGGAGTTCGTGTGAACATCTTCATACCATTCGGCACATCCGTGATGAGGAACCATTCTTTCTTGTTCGTCGTCGTGATGTAATGATTGATAGAATAGCCCTCCGGGATAACACCGTTAGTCCGAAGTGCGTTGATGTCGTTATCCGCAGTCCCGGGACGGAGTTCCGTCTCAAGAACACGGGTAGCCACAAACTGATTATAAGAAGCGCAA